GTCGCACCGTTTCCACTCGCACTGTTGCTCACCGTTAGTGCGATGTGGTCATAGATGCCGTAGGTTTTGCCGCTGCGCGTTTCTGGTGCAACGGATTCCGCCACGAACTGAACGTTCGACGTAATGGACGACACGACCATCGCCATATTTCCATCAATCACAACCGACTCACCGACGACGAGAGTGTCTGCGGAACCGTTGGCAGTAAGTCCGTGCGGGTCGGTACCTGTGAAGTACGTGCCCACACCCGTAACCACATTGCTGGTAGATGATGTGGTGACAGTGCCCGTCTTTGTGTGCGGTGGATATCCCTTACTGGGGTTGACCGTCGAAAATTGATTCGCCGTCAATCCCAGATTGTTGATGAGATGTTTGATGCCAATCACATTTATCTTCTTGAGGTCGACAAACGGGGCGACATCTGTGCTAGTCGTAGTCAGCGTGATAACCGCATCAATCGTATTGGCTGTGGTGCCTGCCGAACGTTGTGTGCCGCTGGGCGCCTCGCAAAACGCGGGATAGACGCCGGTAACAAAAGACCCTGCGGAATTAACCGTTGCATAGCCCTGTATGAGTGAACGTGTATTCAACGCATACGATTCTTGTGGGAATGTGGTATAGGTCACAGCCACCGCGCCGGTATTCAGTGTGCCTGTGTTGTTGGCCTCTTCGGGTTTCAGAGACAATGTATAGGCCGTTGACGACGTATTGGGAAACACCACCTCGTGTGGATAGAACACCAGACGATCAATTGCGGTGTTGGTCGTTGGTTGCACCGCTCGCATCACCAAGGAGCCGGTATTCGCGCCGGCATTCAGTGCCCATTTTGCGCGATTCACGCGGAACATCAAATCTTCAAACGGCGATTCTGTCCACGTGGAGGCATTTTGCGACTTAAAGAAACTTCCCGCATAGGGTTGCTTCGAAACTTTCTGGTCGGTGCCAACTAGTGTGCCGCCCAATTCTGCGGTATAGACTGTGTACTCGTCCGAATTTGAATGGATGACGATCGCATACTCCGTGCCGCCCTTCAAATGTACCAGCGCGGGAAATTCGAATCGTGTGGATGTGTTGACTACACCACCGAGGGCGTCGGGCCCAAAGTCTGGTGTCGTTGTTGTAGTCACGTCCGCCATGCGGTGCGACGCGACTGCCTGCCCCGAACCGGCCGCGCACGGAAGAATATTGCGTGACGAGGGATATCCATTCACGACCGGTCGCAATTCCACGAAGACGGGAATATCATCCGCCGGTTTTGCACCGAAACAGAGATCAACAGAACTTACAAACACACCTTGAGGATAAGCACTGCCGTTAACCATAATGGTCTGTGCCAGAGGATCATACCATCCTCCCGTGGTCACAACACGCCCTGTGACTTCTACACTAGACGTGGTGACTTCGGTCGACGATTTGCTCCCAGCCGTCCCTTGTGTGTTCACGCCGACAGTTCGTGTAGTGGCGCTAACGAATTGGTCGACGACCGCGAGACCGGAGGAGGTATAATTCGTGTCGGCTGAAGATGTTGCCTCAGCAACCACATCTGTCTCACTGTCTGTCAGTCGGAAGCTGCGCGTACCCGTTGCAAACTGGGAGTCCTGCATGTGCAGCACACCCGCCACCGTGCCGGCCCCGCCGGCCGTGACTGCACTACTCGCCAGATAATCATCAGCCGCTAACGCGCCGACGCTATAGATGGTGCTTCCGGCGGTGATATTTGTTAGCACCTGCGAATCGACGGTCGCTGTTTGCGTGGCCGCGTCATAGGACAGAACGGTTGTCGATTGACCACCACCCGGTCCTCCAACAAGATGAATTACCGCACCGATTGGAACTTTAGAATCCGTGATATCAATATCGAGTCGCAATTGATCCGAGGCATAGCTACGTACGATGCCCGAAGTAATCACTGCGGTATTCACTGTCATCGTTGCGGCTGTTGTGTTCCGGCCTGTTGCAGACACCACCAATGTCGCACCGACACTCGCGATAGTTGCATCCTTAACGTTCTTCTCTGGGCGCAGACTTCCCGCGACAATATCATACGGATGAACTTCATCATTATCCGCATCACGCACGGCACGAACGAGCTTCACCGTGACTTCGGTCTGTGCTGTATTGGCACTAGTAACGCGGCTCGTTACTCCAGCGACAGTCATCGGCGTTAGGGTGGACACTGTAGCTCCAGAGAGCGAGTTGGGTGCAGTATCAACTAAGGTCGCGCTGGTGTTGCTTGCCGTTGAAGAAAGGAACCTGTCAAATGTCGTCACACCAGACGTGATGCGCAGCAGTTGTTTTTCAGTTGCCTCAAAGTCAAATTCAGTTGACGTGCCGGTCAGAGTGGTCGAACCGGTCGTGCATACGACTGTACCAGTCAACGCCTTGACAACAAACAGGGTTTGTCCGACATAGAAGGTTGGCAGTGTTGTTGTTGCGACTGGTGCCAACTTCAACACATTGGCGCTCTGCACATAATCGGCAACAGTCTTGCCGTCGAAGTATGGATACATCGCCGAGCCGGGCAGCAATCCGCGTGCGGAGAATACAATATCTCGCGCACGCATATTGTGTATGATCGACGTGTCGACAATGAAATTGCCAATCGTTTCAGTCGAACCCACCGAGGTATAGTTGTATTGCGTTCCTGTGCGGGTCGAACTCGCGGTCGTTGATGTGGTTGTCGTTGAGGTTGAAGTAATATCCTGCCACGTATCGTCGCGAATCCATTTCTCCGTTTCGTGATTTCGCGTTCTGTCAATAGTTCGCGATGAGCCGGATGCGCCGGGGGTCGAGGATTGCGAGGTCTCGCTAGTTCCTGCCCAGGTCGTTTCCCACTCTCCCCACACAGTGCGCGATGGTATGTTCGCGTCGATCCACACTTGTGTCGGTCCACCCATATCAACCACCTGCGCCGGCGCGGACGAGGTAGATTTCCAGATATCTACGGCGGGTGACAATTCAATTTCCCCGAAGAAGGTCCCGACATTAAAGGGATTCACGGAGATTGCGTGGGTGGCCAATGATTGTGTGATGAAAGTGCTTGTTGTATCGTAACTGGGCACTGCCATATCACCCACAAGAGTCATCCCCGTGCTGCCGGCGGCGGCTGTGTCGGCCACAAATTGAAAGTTGGTCGACTCAAATGCGGGCCACAGCGTATGTTTCTTTGGGTCGATAGACGCCGCGAAATCCGACTTTCCAACGTCGGCGACGGTTGTTCCGAGAAAACTATCTACCACAATACCATTCTTGAATCGTTCGAGATTATCCGAATCCAAAATCGAGGTATCGCGTGCTTGCTGTTCCAGATTCGACAGCGCGGTATAATACTCCAGATGCTTGATGCGGTTTTCAACCTTCGACACATCCTTCATAGTGAACCGCTTATGTTCAAATGCCTTGAGCGACACGTCGGATGGCTTACCGACATCATCGACCAGCGTATAGGCAGGAACACGAAGCTCATAGAGTAGCAACGCACCGGGCTCAACCGTGGGAATCGTGGGGTCGACCTCCGGCAGTCCTTCTTTCACCTCAACTGTGCCGTCGGGGAATAATGAAACGCGGTCGATGCGCGAGAGATAATATGCATAGTCACCAGTCCAGATGTCATCGGACACAGGAATCAGATAGGGCTCGCCGTTGATATCAGTGTATGACGTATTTGCGTCGGTGTTCGATGACGCAAACACCATCAAGGTGTCTCCGTTCGCATATTCTTTATTCGACAGTGTGGGGCGGAAATCTAGCGTATCACGCAGATTAACTGCGAGACTAAACTTGGGGGACACATACGTGGGAATGTCGTCATAGGTCATGCCCTTAGCAACATTATCCGCAGACAGATAGCTATCTACCGCCGCATAGCCGCGCCCTTCGTGCTTGAACCAATCGAAGATGACCAGCAAACGACCGGTGGGGCTGATGACGGTACTTGCCCCAGTCTTCACAACCAGTCGTCCGTATTCGTAGGTATTGTCGCGCTGCCCATCATCGAGCGTGAAGTAACTGGTCACGTTCGTTGCCGTGGACATTTCGGTATTCGTGAAGGTCCCATTCCCTGCGTGATAGAGGACCGCACGAATATTCGTCACGTCGGGTGTCTTCAGTGAATAGGCAAATCCCGCCGTGCTATTCAGTGTGTGGAATTCTACCTGCCCGTTCGACAACGCCCCCGTGGTATTCGCACACGCGCCGGCGGTATTCCCAACATAATACGTCTTCGTCCGTGCGGGATGACCTGTGACGAGAGATTTTCCAACCGCGATAAAGGTGCGGGTTTGTGTGACAACCGCGCCGTGATGATATTTGAAACTCAAGACGCCGCCGGTCACCGAAGGTGTCGATATACAACGACTGGTGGCACCCACATTGGCGACATCCGCAAATGGAACCGTGCGGCCGCGTCCGAGGGTGTCGTCCGTCGTGTCGAAGATTGTGAAGTACTCCGATGCGGTCGCCGCGGTGAGGGCGCCTGTTGGGAAACCAAATGCTCCACCGCCACCCGAGGTCGAAAAATTCACCCCAAGCGTAGCATTGTTGCTGCTGGACATCGCACCGTTATTTGCTGACGACTGAACCCATGACGAGAACGTCGCGGTCGACGTGGTCAGACTATTCGCCTTCACAAAGGGCTCAGGAAGTTGATACAGCAACGAATTGTCGTTGGTGTTATAGATGGTCACATTGCCGGTAGTTGTTCCACCTACGCGGCCAGCTGGCGCAACATCAGCTTGGAACGCAAATCCCGACGAATACGGCGCGGTGACGCCCGTGGCTGACGTATTCGAAAGAGCAAACGCATCAATGTCGCGCGGCTGAAACAACAGTCGGAATTGTGTATTTGCGTTTGGAAGTGTGGGAAGAAATTCGTTCAGCGTAATATAGGACGCGGTAGTGTTGGCAATGCTCGTATTGACCGTGAATGTCCCTGTCACCGGAGAATCCGCACCATACAGCACGATACTCGCCCCATCGATGGCGGTATTGATTGTCGCGGGCAACCCGTACGCTGTCGTCGTGCGCTGTGCCGCACTGATGGTTAATCTGGTAGATGTTGCTGTACTTGTCGACGTGTTGGTGACATTCCCCGTCGGCGCCTCAAAGGACGTATCGTAGAAGAACAACTTATAGACCGCATTATTCGCATAGTTGACACCGAGGGCGCCGATGGCCAACTGCGAGGGTGTGGAGTAATGCTCCACGTTTCGCACTTTAGTTGTTCCGACCTTTGAGAGATTGTATGCCGCTGTAGTGGTCGAAACAATATTCGAGACAGGCACACAATGTATGTCAACGCTTGTTGTGTTCGCAAAATAATTGGCGACGTTCTGTCCGGCGGCTACACGGGACACTAGCGCATAGTTGCCCACCGTGGTAGCAAGAACACGTCCTTCCACATTCGCCGTTTCGCGGCCCTTCTTAACCACCTTTCGAATCGGTTTTACGATTTCCGCTTCCGACCCGCGCACATACGCTTTCCCCTGCCCAACGGACAGAACGAAGGTGTCGGTTTCCGCAGAATTTGTCGAGTTCGCGGTTGTCTTACCCTCAATCACCGGCGCAAATGTCTTGACGATGTAATCGCCAGACTCATCATAGGTGCGGCGCGCCAATGTTTGATTTAATTCTCCCTGCGTTAGAAATCTCGCGGTGCCGATGCTGGTGACCGCTTGCATCTCGCCGTCAATCACCTGCCCCAACTCAATGAAATTTGCGGTCGCTGGGGTCGTCAGAAGATGTTTATCGAGTGTGAGACGAATGCTAAGTCGATGCGCACCCGGCGCGCCTTGGTTGGCGTCGTCGAGTAGCGTCGCGTCGTCCTCATCGTCGATGAAGTCTTCAGCAACCGTAAAGCCAATGCGATACGAGGGCGTGTCCGAAAGAGGGTCGAGTACGATAGTCTGTGGGCTAATACGCACAAATAGCCCCGAAACAAAACAGACACCCTCGTCAATACTTATTGTCGATGCGGCAGTAAATACCTCATCGCTCGCTCCGACCGAGGTCGCGAACGTTGCGGTGATAGCGGCGCTTTCTCTATCCTGAACGACTCCCCCATCGTTGAATGTGCCGACGGTAGAGTATTTGAAGATAAGATAATTATTACTGGTAGCTGGAATGTCTGTTGTGCCCGATGCGTTATCGTCCGCAGACGTGTACTGTGTAACATGCGCTTTGATCGTCGTATTAGCAGACGTATCAAAGACATACTTGCCAAGATTCGTGTCTCGGTTGAAAAAGTTGGCCAACACGCCGGTTTCTACGCGACCACTTTTTGCCGCGGTATCGAGCGTCAATTGCCCACCCACCACGCGATCACCATCACGAAACTGCGTCGTGCCCAGCCGCTCCAGTTGTTTCTGTAAGATGGTCTGGAGTTGCGTCAGTTCGCGTGACTGCACTCCATACTTTGGGCGAAACAAGACACGATGGAAATCTTTTTGGGTGCCAAGTAATTCCCCCGTCGTCGTATTGGCGACCTCATAGAAGTCGTCATAATACTCGGTGTTGAGCGTATTGATTGTGTTATTACTCAGCGCCATTTGTTGTCCTTGTCAGAGTGATGCATAATTGTATTTATCCACCACGCACGAACGGATTCTATTAGAATCCGAAAACGAGTCGAACTTCTTCGAGTTGTGCGTCGGAACGTGTCACCGGCACTCGCTGATCGATATAGAGAACATTGCCGGAATATGTCTTCAGTTCTGGCTCCCGTACCGTGCCCAAGACTGCGGACACCGACGATGAGGTTATCGTATCGGTATTCGCAAAGGCAACGTACCCTGCGGCGGTGCGGCCGCCATCATGAACATTCGTGATACGCACCACACTCTCTTGGGGGGATTCCGAATTTTTAATAACATCGACGACCGTCCCCGTCACTGTATATGTAGTATTGGTCACTGTGACCACATCATCGGGTTCGAATGTCGCCGTATTGGAGGTGAGCGAACAATCATATGTCTGCTGATAGAAAATACCATTTGCCACACTACCATCAGCCAACAGCGGATCGCGTAGCAGCATAATTCGGCGATAATTGTTTTCCACCGTCATACTGCTATTGCCGTGCGGCTCCGCGTAGGCTAACTCTGTGGTCAACATCACCGACACACAACCCAACTCTTTGGCTGCATCGTGCCCATGATTGGGATACGGGGGAATTAGCGGCCGCACGCTCGCGGTATTGGAACTACCGCTTTGTGTCAAGGTTATTGCGTCGATTGTCGTATAGCTCGACCCTCCAGCATACAACGACACGTTCGCGACCGCATTGGCCGAGAATGTGATATTGGTGGCTCCGATGGCGCCATTGATGGTGGCACCTGTTCCATCTCCAAGCAATGTTGCTGTCACGGCAGCCGCATTAGTATATGCCGAACCACCAGCCGTCACCACCAAAGGTACCACGGTGGGGAGCTTGCCCGCATTGGTTGTTGCGTCTGCACTGACAGTTGAATTCGTTATGACCGGCATCCACGCTGGTGTGAGATACGTGTAATCATCGGTCGTAATCGTATACATGTATTTCCACACATAGCCGTCAGCGGTCAATACGGGCGTGACCGTGGTGCCTGTCGTACTCGGCGCGACAGTACTATTCGCTCCCGCAACGTGCGTGGCATCGGTGTTATTCCACAAACACTTGTAGACTTTATAGGGCAACTCCGTTGTATCGAGAACATAGAACGTGTTGCTCATCAACGACACATTCGTGTCGTCATATTGTGTGTAGGTGGTATCTGTGGCCCAATCGTGTCTCGCAATCACCAACGCACTGTTGTTCGCGGTGATATGCTTAACACCCAAGAGGTCGCGCCACGCCGCAAAATCCAAACTCTGTGTATCCTGCGTTGGCGTCGGAGGTGCCACATCGTTCGTCCACGATTGCGGCCGCCCGACACCCAGATAGAACTCGGAGGTCGTGGCAGCACCGGCAGACATCAGCGCCGTATTGGTGCTGGTGATGTCTGCCTTAACAGACGCGGCGGCACCACCCAACAATAGCGTTGTGTGGAACTGTTGCGCGAGGAAGGTGCGATACTTGTTTGTGTTGATGCTGGACATCGTTATATTTAGGATGATGGGCTAGCTGATGCCGATGGGCTTATCGATGCGGACGGACTAATCGACGCACTCGGGCTAATCGACGCACTCGGGCTGATAGATGCTGACACAGAACTCGACGGGCTGACGGATGCCGACGGACTGATGGACGCGCTCGGACTCGTCGATGTACTCGGGCTGATAGATGCTGACACAGAACTCGACGGGCTGACAGATGCCGACGGGCTAATCGATGCGGATACGGATGCCGATGCAGAACTCGACGGGCTAATCGACGCACTCGGACTAATCGATGCGGATACGGATGCCGACGCAGAACTCGACGGGCTCATCGACGCACTCGGACTAATCGATGGCGACACCGAACTCGACGGGCTGACGGATGCCGACGGGCTGATGGACGCACTCGGACTAATCGACGCACTCGGGCTGATTGACGGTGATTGACTAATTGATGTCGACGCACTCGGGCTGATTGACGGCGACGGGCTAATCGATGTTGATGGACTAAGCGATGTTGACGGGCTAAACGACGTTGACGGGCTAAGCGACATTGACGGGCTAAGCGACGTTGACGAAGAACTCGACGGGCTACCCGATGCCGACGGGCTAAGCGACAGTGATACAGACCCGGACGGGCTACGCGACGTTGACGCCGAACTCGACGGGCTGCCCGATGCCGACGGGCTAAGCGACAGTGATACAGACGCGGACGGGCTACGCGACGTTGATGGGCTAGACGATAGCGACACCGACGCCGACGGGCTAATGGATGCCGACGGGCTAAGCGACGTTGACGGACTAAGCGACGCCGACGGGCTGCGCGACTGTGACCGACTGGATGACGCCGACGGGCTAAGCGACGTTGACGGGCTGCGTGAGTATGACGGACTAGTCGACGCTGACGGACTAGTCGACGCTGACTGGCTGGCGCTCGCGGACGGACTGAGTGACGCAGATGCTGATGTCGACGCTGATGGGCTGTACGACAGTGACGACGACGGCGACGGCGACATCGACTTCGAAGAAGACGGGCTAATTGACGGTGAGTTAGACCCGGACGGACTGCGCGACGCTGACGGACTAATCGACGCACTCGGACTAAGCGACGCAGACGGGCTACGCGACGCCGACGGGCTGATAGACGCAGATGCTGACGGACTATACGAGGCTGACGGACTGCGTGACAGTGATACCGAACTCGACGGGCTAATCGATGCCGACGGGCTGATGGATGCTGACGGGCTGTATGACAGAGATGTCGATGTCGACGGGCTAATCGATGCACTCGGACTAATCGACAGTGAGGATGACGGACTAATCGACGGTGAGTCAGAGGCCGACGGGCTGCGAGACGCGGTCGGGTGGCTTGACGACGGTGATGCCGATGGGCTAAGCGACGCTGACGGGCTGATAGACACCGACGCGGACGGACTAAGCGACGCTGACGGGCTGAGTGAGAACGATGCCGAACTCGACGGGCTAATCGATGCTGACGGGCTGAGTGACGCACTCGGGCTGATAGACACCGACACAGAACTCGACGGACTGAGCGAGGCTGACGGGCTAATCGATGCTGACGGGCTGAGTGACGCACTCGGACTACGCGACGCTGACGGGCTGATAGACACCGACGCGGACGGACTAAGCGATGCACTCGGGCTGCGTGACAATGATACTGAACTCGACGGACTAATCGATGTCGACGGGCTGATGGATGCTGACGGGCTACGCGACTTCGATATAGATGCCGAGGGCGACGACGATATGGACGCTGAACTAGACGCTGACGGACTATACGAGGCTGACGGACTGCGTGACAATGATACCGAACTTGACGGGCTAATCGATGTCGACGGGCTGATAGAGGCTGACGGGCTATGCGACGCGGACGGGCTAGGCGACAGCGACACCGACGCCGACGGGCTGAGTGACAGCGACGGAGAACTTGACGGTGAACGTGATTGTGACGCTGACGGCGACATTGACAGAGAACCCGACGGCGACATCGATGTAGACGGCGACAACGAATACGACGACGACGCGGACGGACTAAGCGAGGCTGACGGACTAATCGATGCCGACGGGCTGATGGACGGCGACATAGACAGCGAGATAGATGCTGACGGGCTACTCGACACAGATGCTGACGGCGACACTGATGCGGACATTGATGCGATGAGGGCATCAATTGCAGACAGGTTAAGCTGAACCACATC